CAGTGTGGCGAGCATAAATTGCGCAATTTCAAGGCCCGCTACTTAACGATGAAATAGACCATACGTAAGTACTCATGTTAGGGCAATTTGGCACAATGACCTTAAATCATTTTGATTTTGTGGAGTTCAAGTGTGCAATTTTCCCCAAATTGGAGTACTCACGTATGGTATGTTTCATCGTTAAGTAGCGGGCCTTGAAATTGCGCAATTTATGCTCGCCACATGGTTGGGGAGCATAAAACTCCATTTCGGAGAATTCGTCAATAGTTAGAACCACCATTTATGCTCACCAAACGACCATTTTCGAACCAGTACGGTTGGCATTACTGTTGGACGGACTATGGTCATTCATCCAAACTATAACACAAACGAAGATTTGGGAAAACGGAACAGCGTGTCGGGCGTCTGTTTTCGAAGTACTTTGCGAGGATGCTCGGTCGGTGTGCGATATGCATATTTGTCACTCTTGGCCAGAAAATCACAAGATGCACATCGCAAATCGACCGATTCAATTCTTGGTAGACGTGCGAGGTGCATCTTGTAAACTTATGCTCCCCAAACGAAGATTTTGGGAGGAGGAACAACAGATGAAATCCGGATTTTCGACTTACTTTTCAATGGTTCGTAGCCCAAATCGAGTACTCACGCCCTTGCAAAGTTTTACCCTCCCAAACGAATATTTTGGAAGGCTGAACAAACCTCTCCGAATGTGTTTTCGGAGCACTTTTCAAGGGTGTGAGTACTCTATTTCGGCTACGAATCGCTGAAAATTGTTTCGAACACACATTCGGAAAGGTTGGTTCGAGCCGAGGGCTGAAAGTGCGACTTTTTTGTTCGCCACAATGACTGACTATGATTCACGAAGAAATGGACTCTTTAATGGAGCATGCGTGAGTACTCACTATGATATACACATGGACTCAGCATTGGACTGGTCTTGTTAATTAAATCCCATTTATAGTGCGCATGATGCTAGTGCAGCCGTCGGCAACTAGTCCCCTTTTTTTTCGACAATCTCCATTTCGAACATTTCGACAAACATTTCAAGGTGGATTTGTGGTTGACACTTTTGTCGAAATGTTCGAAATGGAGATTGTCGAAAAAAAAGGGGACTAGTTGCCGACGGCTGTGCTAGTGTCGAAATCAAAACATGGTCATATATGCTGTGTCTTGTAGAAATCACAACATGCCCGTATCATCATGATTTGTCTGTCGAAATCACAACATGACATCGATGCGGTCTATCGAAATCACAACACTATCCTTATCAAGCATCATGTGTTTGTCGACATCAGAGGGTTGGAAATAGCAAGCAACGGATCGGTTGGCGACCCCACTGTCCTCCGAGTGATGGGGATGGGGTGTTGCGAATGTTTCACGAAAAGGACTCTCACATCGAAAAGGGCATCGTACGCACCACGCCAATCGGTCGTTTCGGAAAAGCATCCATCTGAAAAAGGCAACGTAAATGCGCATATGGGCACTGGGCCTCGTGTTTATCGTATGCATCCTGTGGACCGCGCTCTGGCGCGACGTGCGGGCCTGTTGGGCGTGCATCGGTGGTCGCCATCCGCACAATCGGCTCACGTGGGGTGGATTGCCACTCGCTCCGACCAATGCGGCGACCATTCGGAGCGTGCGACTGACGAACCAGGGCGCCGACGTGCTGTCCTTTAGCAAGGTCGGGCTTTTTTCCGCACTCAACGACGCCACGGGAAACCGTCCCGACTGGCTCGAAAAAAACAAAACCTCGGTGCAGTGCTACACCATCGGCGTCGTCGACATCAAAGGGTCGATGCTTGATATGTCGTCGTCGACCCCTCAATCATACGAAACGGTGAGCAGCGACCACTACGTGGCCTTGTACCCCAACACGTCGCTCGTGATTGACTTGAATGCGGACGTGCCGGTCACGGTCGTCCGGATGGGCAAGGTTCATTCCAAGTTAGCCACCACGGCGCCCGAGCAACGCAGCTTGCTGCTCGAGACGAGCACTAACTACACCGACATCGCCAAGGCCACCTTTACCAAGGGCTTTGTTCGATTGCACCCCGGTCAGTCGAACGGCACGGGCCGCACGCAACCCGACTCGTACATCGGTCCGAGTGGCATCTACGAGTACGCCTCCAAGCCATCGGACTTGCCCCCGCTGTCGCCAACGCCGGTCGCCGACGGTTTGGTCTTGCTACTAGATGCGGGCGACGCCGCGTCATACTCGGGCACGGGCACGAAGTGGACCGACTTGAGCGGCAAAGGCAACACGGGGACGCTGACCAACGGACCGACCTACAGTCGCGAGAATGGCGGTTCGTTTGTCTTTGATGGGTCGGACGATTACGTCGAGGGTCGCATCCAGCCGTCCGTATTCTCCGGTCCGCACACGATCTGCTGCTGGTTTTGGCACACGGCAAACGCCAACTGGTCGGGGCTTTTTTCCAATAACGTCGGGACACATGGAAGTTCCATCTTGACGTTCATCGAGGAGTCGAACAAGGTCGGCGTCAACCAAGCCGGTGCGAGACCCGAGTCCATCGCGGTGGACCTCGGTGCAGACCATCTGAACCAATGGCTCTATGCGGTCGTCTCGTATGCGGGCGTCACTACCGGCAGCACCGTCAGCGTCTACGCATACAAAAAAGGCGCGTTGCTGTCGACGAGCGGCCCTTTATACTGGAATCTGACGTCGTCCGCGTCGTACTTGGTCGGTCGCCACTATAGCGGCGGACACGTGCACAACGGACGCATCGCCCACGTCGCTGTGTACAGCCGCGTGCTCACCGCCGCCGAAATCGAGCAAAACTACAACGCCCTGTGCGGACGATTCGCCCTGCCACCGACGGCGAATGCGGGCGCCACGACGTCCGTGGCGCTCACGACGACGCCAACTCCTACGGTGGCCACGAGCGCACTCTACCGCGTTTTCTGGCCTGCGGGTGTCGACTTCACGAGCCTGTCGACGTTTAGTAACCTTCTGTGGACGTCCAATGCGGACCCCATGCCGACTGGAATCATTGACTACTGGGCCAAAAACGTCGACCTAAGTATGTACAAATGGTCGGATGGTTCGGACGTTACGAAGGAGACGCTCCCAGCCAAATTTGACAGGTTGGGGCCGTGGTTCAAAGACGAATACTACAAAACCGGCATGCCCTTTCTTGTGCACCATGTCATGATGCCCGAATCGTACCGCGCCCGTTACTACTTCGAGACATGCCTCGATTTTAAGTGGGGGTACTCCGTCCCGACATACGCCAATCGCATCGCCATGTGCCTGGACAACGACCTGCAAGGCAACGGCGACCAAACGCCGAACAACCCCACGCCGGTGTTTGACTACCACAACCAGAACGGCACCACCTGGAAATTGTGGGGCTATCCAAACAAAAACTACAACACGGCGGATCGCGTGCTCATCGGCACCTTTAGCACGGCAAACTGCACACGTTCACGTGGTACGTACAAGTGGACGGCGCTGTCATGGCCCAGCGGGCAACGGTTCACTCACTACCTGTGGCAGCCAAGCACGTACGCCGGCCCTAGCACGTGGCGTTCGTGTCCTCCGATCCTGGGAATGTGACGACTGGGAATTGCCTGGGACAACCGACTCTTGAACCGAGGTGTTGGTGAATTGGCGCCGCGAGCACTTCGACGAGCAAAAAGGTCGCACCGATGATGACAGCATGATGATGTGTCTGTTGAGTTATCAAGATGATGATAGCATGATGAGTGCACCGACCGTGTTAAAGGTGCGTGAGATCCAGCCACATGATGATGGAATGATGTCGTTCGACATAACAAGATGATGGCATGCATGCAGATGCGTATGTCAAGTTTATGCTCCCCAAACGAAGATTTGGGAAGGTCGGACAAACATTTCTGAATGCGTTTTCGAAGCACTTTTCAACGTTGTGAGTACTCTATTTGGGCTACACAACGTTGAAAAGTGCTTCGAAAACGCATTCAGAAATGTTTGTCCGACCTTCCCAAATCTTCGTTTGGGAGGGGTAAAGTTGTCGACAATGAAACGACGTCACATGATGATGTATGACAGCATGAAGGTGCGAGGATGTGAACACGAACAGCGACTCGTCCGAGTCGTGGACCGATGGAACCGGCAAACGAGCGGGCGACTATTGCACCAAGTTTTGCACTACCCCCGTCGCGTCGACAGGCGCATCCTCATCCACGTGGTTACCACCCGGGCAATCTCGAAGCGATGGCATCTGGAAGAATGCGCATGGGCACGCGTGCGAGGACGTGAACACGAACAGCGACGCGTCCGAGTCGTGGACCGATGGCACCGGCAAACGAGCGGGCGACTATTGCACCAAGTTTTGCAAAAGAGCGTCATCATCCCACTGAGTAATGGGATGTTTGTTCCTCCTTCCCAAATCTGCGTTTGGGGCGCATGAAGTTCTCTCTACATGTATGCTCACCAAACGAATGGTTTGGAAGACCGAACCAACCTTTCCGAGTGCGTTTTCGAAGCACTTTACAAGGGTGTGAGTACTCGATTTGGGATGCAAGTCGTTGTTAAGTGCGTCGAAAACGCACTCGGAAAGGTTGGTTCGGTCTTCCCAAATCGTCGTATGGGATGGATAAAATGGTATTCGTAACGGGCATCGGCATCATCTGGATGTTGCGACAGCAATGCCCGTGTGGTGATTGTTACATACCAATGCCATTGAAAGGTCGAACAAACCGTTCGGAACCTCTTTTCGAAGCCATTTTCAACGTTTGGTATCCAACATCGAGTACTCACGACCTTGAAACGTGTGCGACGCAAACCGGCGTTACTGTATTATTGACACGACCCTCGCAATGTGCACACCTGTGTATATCATGGCCACTGCACATATGACCCTGTTATTGGTCGCAATGGTGGAGCTCTTGATGTGACTCCACGGACCGCTCGTTGTTTGTCCATTTCTAAGCGTTAGTGTGTTTCCACTGCGTTGGTACTGCCAATAGGTGTAAGGAACCCACACCGGAAACAGACTACCTCCGCCATAGTTGTAGTTGTAGTGATGCTGCAACCCAATTGAGTACCCTGGAAAGTTTGAGATGGCAGCGCCACTATTCCACCACTCGACCGATGTATTCACAAAGTTGGATGTGCTAGCAGACGGGTGCACTCCCATTACGTGGCAGCTGGCTTTCATATACTCAGGTGCGTTAAGTCCCTGCCCAATCCAGCGTGGGTATGTCGCGGAAATGTTGTTTCCCACATGGATGCACCAGTGTGGCGAGCCAAAAGCATCGCACTTTCAGCCCTCGGTAAAAGACGCATGACAAAAGTAGATAAGAACATCGAATCAGTGTCATCGATAAGCGCGACAAGCAACGATTTGGGTCGGGGAAAGCATCAGAGATTATCGATGTTCTTATCTACTTTTTCATACCCATTTCGACCGAGGGCTGAAAGATGCTTTTGGCTCGCCACACTGCAATGCACCAAATCGATACTATTCGTCATTGCAATTGCATGCTATGATATGATTTTCATGCTTTTGTTCGATATTTCAGCATGTTCGTTTGGTGCAACTGCGCTCAGCCGTTTGGCCGACCCTGCCGGGCTCGACGCGTGGAATGCCTTGCGCGTCGGACGACAGTCAGACTTCGCCCGTGAGTTGACTAGGCGCTAAAATCGAACGGCGATGCGAAGGACGTTTTCCAATTGGACGTCGTCGAGAATGACCCCAGAATGAGCGAGACCGTTGCGGTGTTGGTGCTACCCTCCTCCACCGTGTAGTCGAATGTAAACGGTCCGCTCGATGCGAGCGTAGGTGCGGTGTCGAAGCGATGACCCGTCGATGACACGATGCGAATCGCCCACTTCGCGCCCGCAGGAACGGCGTCACTGAACCGAAGTTGATATCGAATCGACTGGTAAAAGGCCGTGGTTTGGACAGTGCAAACAACTCCGGTGCATTTCGGAAGGGTGGCGTGCTGGCGAGGGTGCGTGTAGGAGATGAGCACCGCGTCGGCGTCGACGCGAATCCGAAACACGTGGACCTTGGACGTGTTGGCCACGCCGAGTGCGTACACCAGCTTGATGCCCGCCACGTCGGCGTCGACCGACCACTCGACCGGACTCCAGACGAGGCCACCGCTCGAGTCGGACACACCGACCTCACACGTTTGGACGCGTACGGTCGACGTTCTGTTCGGCCGTATCGTGAAGGACGCGCGTTGGCCGGTGACCAGCACGTACGGATAGGGCAAGTCCGACGCGGTTTGCACGCTGCATCCGCGGATGTCTGGGGCGTTCAACACCCGAGCCAACGCGGTCGTTTGGTCGACGAACGGATGCACGCAGGCAGGGACCGGGAGCGGCGTCTGTAGTACGACGCAGAACATCTGCTTGTACGCGAGACACAGCGTCATCGTCGACGGGAACGCTGCGATGACCTCATCCAGTCGGTAGTAGTAGAGTACGCGACTCGATGCATCCCGGAAAAACATCCCAGGGTCGAGCGTGACTTTGGTAAAGTCGTCGCGGTCGAAAGACGTGAACAGGACGGTGTCGAACGAGCGCCCTCCGGTGGCTTGCACCGCGGACATCGTCTGCAGTAGGGCATCGACGGATCGTAACACGATCGAGCTCGTCTGGTCAAAGCGTGGGACTAGCTCGCTAGAGACCATTCGTCCCGACTGTAGGAGCGGCACTGCGTACGACACGAAACCGGGGCAACTCGAGCGGTCGCTACCCCGGTACGATGCCGATAAGTGCCGCCAAATATCGACGTATAGCCCCTCGTCGACCGGCAGTGAGAGCACGTCGGATGGGAGCGGAATGGCCCGGATGGCCCGTTCTTCAAAGTCGAGGAACGTCGCATTCGCCATTTACTATCCAAAAATACATTGCACTGTGTGCAAGTTAGGCACGATCCACATGGATTTTGCGATGGTTTCTGTGTGAGCTATTTGGCATGTCAAACCAAAAGAGTCTCGGAGACATGCGTGGTCGTATGCGCCTGGGTCTTCGACTTACGCGCCTTTCCACCACCTGGTTGCGGCGGTTTAGACTTGAGTAGGGTCGCGGGCAGGTTTGATGCAGGTGCAGGGTCGTCGGGGGTGCACACGGGTGCGGTGGTCGCCGGTGTGGCGACGCGGGTCTCCTCTACGACGACCGTATCTTGGGTGTGTGGTGGTGCCACGGGCGCCGAGCCGGACACGCTGGCCTTGTTGGCCTTGTATTCGGCCTCGTACTTGGCCTTGGTTTCGGCCGACGCCTCGCGCCACTTTTCGCCGAGTCGCTTGAAAATCTCGGCGTTGGATACATCGGGGCACTCTTTCTTGATGTTGGCACGCTCGGCCTGCGAAAAGAGGATGAAGGCCGAGCCTCCTCGCTTCTGGGCAGTAGGGGGGGTCGTGGCTCGCGTGCTCTTGGATTTGGCCGAGCCGGCCTTCTCGTTGGACGACGATGCGACCGAGCCGCCTGTGACGGTCGGTGCCGATGTAGCCAAGTACGCTTGCATCTCCGCGTCGGCCTTGGCCTTGTTGGCCTTGTATTCGGCCTCGTATTTGGCCTTGGTTTCGGCCGACGCCTCGCGCCACTTTTCGCCGAGTCGCTTGTAAATATCGGTGTTGGACGCCTCGGGGTGCTCTAGTTTGATGTTGGCACGCTCGGCCTGCGAAAAGAGGATGAACGCCGTGTTGGCTCTCTTCGGGGCGTTGGCGTCTATCGCAGTCTTCTTCTTCGAGTTGACCGCCACATTGGAGTGCGCAGAGGTCGGGGCGCTCTTCTTGGACTTTTTGGCAGTGGGATCGCTAGACACGGATTCATTCGACGTTTCAAGAGTTCGTTTCGATGATTGGTCGCTCGCGTGGGCCATTCGTGATTACTACCCTCGACCTTTTAACTCATTTCACGCTCTCATTACACGAACCGTTACGCGCACATGCATGCATTTTGGGAAGGATGAGTGGGAATCATCGGAACCATAGCCCAAAGCGAGTACTCTAAGAAGACAAAAAACGCTCCATGTGCGCAACGATACGCTGCGTGCATCCAAATCGAGGCTGGTTGAAGCACATGCTCCCCAAAGAAAAATTTGGATGGAGGTCCAGGAACAACAGATGAAATCTGGATTTTCGAAGCCCTTTTCAAGGGCGTGAGTACTCGATTTGGGCCACTAACCATTGAAACGTCAATCGAAAAGTATCAAACTTATGGTCAAAGTGGAAATGCTGGTGAAATGCGCCGTCGAAGAACCATCATCTTCAGCATTGATACCTCTGCTGTGATGACCTTTTCCACACATCACGTCATCATTGACTCATCAAACTTATGCTCCCCAAACCAGCCGTCGGCAACTCACATCCCCATTTTGGGACGAGTCTCCATTTCAGACACTTACTCCAAATTTTCAACCTGGATTCGTGGGTGACTGTTTTGACGGTTCAAAGGGGGCGAGTTGCCGACGGCTGCCCCAAACGAAGATTTTGGAAGGGATGAACAAAAGATGAAATCCGGATTTTCGACTGACTTTTCATTGTCAGTTTTCAATGGCTCGTAGCCCATATCGAGCACTCACGCCCTCGAATAGTGCTTCCTTCGAAATCCGGATTTCATCTTTTGTTCATCCTTCCAAAATCTTCGTTTGGGATGGATAAAACTATCATCTTTTGTTCCTCCTTCCAAAATCTTCGTTTGGGAGGGATAAAGGTTAGATATGCTAGCACCATCCGGTGATCTCTACAGACACATGCTAAGTTGCTTCGTACAATGGGCTGATTTCCTAGTTGTGTGAGTTCGACTTGAAGACACCACATAATGACACTTGCGTCATCGTGTCATCGTGTCATCGGTGGGCTCGATGTGCTCGATGACAACGCCCCGTCGAGCCATGTCTCGCAGGAAGCAATCGCCTTCGGCTTCGAAGCCTGGTACCGACGATGTCCCGTCGCGGAGGATTGTGATGGATGCTAGACGAGAGTCGTCGTAGTGATCAACGAGGTCTCGAACCGTAAAATTGACACAGTGGCTGAGCGCTTGGCCACACACGAAGAGCCGCCGAGACTCTCGCAGCGTTCGAATCAGCTCCATGTTGAGGTGCGTCTGCGGGTCTTCGGCGACGGGGACTTCGGCACGCAGCGCGCTGTACATTTCCGTGAGGCAGTTCTGTCCCTTCCAAACGAAGACAATCTCTTTCATGCGACTCTCCGCCCACTCGTCCACGGCCGCTTGGATCTCTGGGTGGACGTTGTGGCCGGGCGAGCCCATGATGCAATGCTCGGGCCAAATGCAAATCTGGAACCGACCGCGCTCGTCGAGTTGTCGCGCGTAGTGCTCGACCGCACGCTGGTGCGTCGGGTCCCTAGCGCGCCATTTCCTCGTTCGGACGTCCTCGTGCGAAATGATGGTGAACGGGGGTGGATGATGGCCGTAGTCGTCCACCCAGAAGATGGCGTGGGCGATGTGCATGCGCTGGTGCGAGTCGAGGGTGATGACAATCCGGTCGATATTCCGCGTCCGGATGAATGTGGCGATGCGGGTGGCATCATCGCCCGACGATGGAATGGCGAGAGACCCACCGGGGTGAAAGTCGTTCTGAGGGTCGATGATGAGGAGGGAAACTCCCCCCGAGACACTGGACTGGAGTGCAGTGTCTCGGGGACTGGGCGCGTTTTCGTGTGATTCCTCGCGTGTGAAGCGGACGGCGTTCAATGTGCTTTCCATGACGCTGATGCGATGTCAGAGATGTGTCTTTTAAATCAGTTTTGCGCCCGATAAAAGACATCGAAATACAAAACAAAATGCTTCAGGTAGTCAAATCTTCGTAGGGCATGCATTTGTGTAATCTCGCCGACGCCTGCAAGCGGTCGCCCAGTCGGACATATCTTGGTCGCCACACGGGAACCGACCTTTCCGGAACGAGTTTGCGACGCACTTTTCAAGGGTGTGAGTACTCTATTTGGGATACGAAGCGTTGACAGGTGCGTCGAAAAGATGTTCCGGACGGTCTATTATAAGCCTTCCAGAATCTTCGTTTGGGAGGGGTAGAGTTGTTACAAAAGATAGTAGCATCCCATAAAAAAATCAACACATCGCGTGCTACTATCTTTTGTACCATTGTGCAAAGTTTACCCTCCCAAACCGTGGGCCAAACGAAGATTTTGGAAGCAGGAACAAAAGATGAAATGCGGATTTTATGCTCCCCCAAACGAAGATTTTGGAAGGAGGAACAAATGATGAAATACGGCTTTTCTACCGACTTTTAAATATTTCGTAGCCCAAAAAGAGTACTCACGCCCTTGAAAAGTGCTTCGAACATCCGGATTTCATCTTTTGTTCATCCTTCCAAAATCTTCGTTTGGGAGGGATAGATTTTCGAAGCACTTGTCAAGGACGTGAGTTGCAAACGCCAGTTGGGCGCCAATGGGCGGACTATTGTTAAGCATAATCCTCCCAAGACGGAAAAATGTACGCCAAACATTTTCAAATAGGATGTGAACGGACTCGCTGTCATTTTTTGCAAACGCTCGTTGGACGAGTTATGGTTAAAGGGCGTCGCACCAAGCCGTGTTAAAGGGCGTCGGTCGTGCGTGAGGACAGTCTACGATTTTACAGGCTTATAACATGATGATGTGTCTGTCGAAATCAGTGCATGTAGCGAACAAAAAATTGCGCAATTTCGCACCCACTACTTAACGAAGGAACTGGCATACGTGAGTACTCAACCATCAGGTCAATTCGATACATTATTTTTAAATCATTTTAGTTTCCATTGTATATTGGCCTGATGGTTGAGTACTCACGTATGCCAGTTCCTTCGTTAAGTAGTGGGTGCGAAATTGCGCAATTTTTTGTTCGCCATACCGGTTCAAATCACAAGATGATGATATCATGATGAGTCTGTCGAAATCAGAGGATGGTGATATCATGAAGATTTGTCTGTCGAAATCACAAGATGATGATATCATGATGATGTGTCTGTCGAAATCACAAGATAAGCAAGTTTTTACAAAGCCGTGTGAAAGAGGGCGTTGCACCAAACTATGGCTCGTCGGTCGTGCGTGGGGACAGGACAGTCCATCGTTCCAAAATCTTCGTTTGGATCATAAAGCTTACCCCACCCAAACGAAGATTTTGGAAGGATGAACAACAGATGAAATGAGGATTTTCGAAGCCCTTTTCAAGGGCGTGAGTACTCAATTTGGGCCATGAGCCATTGAAAAGTTCTTCCTTCGAAAATCAGGATTTCATCATTTGTTCCATGTGGGAAACAACATTTGCGAGAAATAGCCACGCCGGATTGGGTAGGCCAGTTTACGAACAGAACACACTGCTGAGTATGGGTGAATCTCCGTAAAGTCCCTACCAAATCCGGCGTGGCTATTTCTCGCAAATGTTGTTTCCCACATTGCATTTGTTCCTCCTTCCAAAATCCTCGTTTGGGGAGCATAAAGTTGAAGCATGCGATTGCGCGGAACTGGACGTGACTTCTGACAAATTTATCCCTCACAAAACGAAGATTTTGGAAGGAGGAACAAAAAGATGAAATCCAGATTTTCGACTGACTTTTCAAGGGTTCGTAGCCCAAATCGAGTACTTACACCCTTGAAAAGTGCTTCGAAAATCTGGATTTCATCTTTTGTTCCTCCTTCCAAAATCTTCGTTTGGGGAGCATAAAATTCCGACTCGATTGGTCGAATGGTTGCGGCCCGACATGCTCTCCATTTACACGGATGCGATGCCATCGCGACCGCTAGTCAAAGTAAAATCGCAGGCGCTAGTACAACCGACATCGCACGACGAGGGGGGGAGGGGCAAAAACAGTTCGGCTTTTGCTCAGTTTGGTAGTGAGCGCGTCGACTTCGATCTGCAGGGTCGCATTGCGCACCGTGAGCGCGTCGACTTCGCTCTGCAGGGTCGCATTGCGCACCGTGAGCGCGTCGACTTCGCTCTGCAGGGTCGCATTGCGCACCGTGAGCGCGTCGACTTCGATCTGCAGGGTCGCATTGCGCACCGTGAGCGCGTCGACTTCGCTCTGCAGGGTCGCATTGCGCACCGTGAGCGCGTCGACTTCGCTCTGCAGGGTCGCATTGCGCACCGCAAGTTCCAAACACTCGTCGACTTTGGAACGGTATCGCCGTTTGTGGCGCCTGTAACGTCCGAGTAGGGCTCGGTATTTCTTTTTGAGTGTCGTTTTACCCCGCCGACCGTTGGACGTTGGGGAGCGTTCCGCGCAGGTGGCGTCGAGCGTCAAAAGGCAAGTTCCTAGGTCACGATTCAGGCGCGTCAGCACGGTCTGAGCGAGATTGGAGAGTGCATCGGTGACTGGTAACATGATGCGGTGTCTTACTTTTATGTTTAAAATTGTACACCCTTTGCGGTCGCACTCGAAATGTCTCGCATGCGTGCGGTTCCGACTCGTTCACGATGTGCGACGTTTCATGTCCGTTCATGTCGTTCTGAGCGCCTCTGACTGCAACTGAGCCACTCACGAGTCGCGAATGTGTTAAAGACAAGGCCCATGCATTAAGATGTCAACTGTGTTGCACACATTGTCGAGTAAATCCGACCGAAGCAAGATGAGCAATAGCTCCCTACAGCAGTCATTCGCCGAGTACAGTGAGCTAACGCCGACCGAGCTGAAGAACGCGAAAAATGACCTGAGCGTGTATTACGCGCAACGGGAGACCGTCTACGCCGACCCGCCGTACAAGAACCAAGCCTTCTGTCTCTTTTCGTGGGTCCCGTCGGAGAACGCCACGCCCGACGAAAACGGCGTGTACGGGATGATGAAATTCCGCGGCGCATTCGACAGTGAGGATGAGATGAACACACGCGCCGAGTTCCTCGTGAATCATTGCGACTCGTTCCACCGGATTTACCACGCACCGATCGGTCGACCCCTTCCGATTACACTGAAGGAAGAGTACGTGCGCGACATCAAGTTCGCCAAGCAGTCCTCGTCGGACGACGACGTCATCCACACGTCGGTGAAAAAGGACCAGGAAAACGAGGCCAACGTGCAGAAGGAGCTCCATGCAAGGATGAAGATCATCAAGGAGGAGGAAACCACCGCGCCGACCGTGGAGCCACTCGACGAGTACATTCAACACAAAGTCAAGATTGCGTTCAATATGGCGGCGATCGACAACTTCCTCCGGCAGATCGAAAAGGCGAAGAGCGTCATCCGGGCCTCGAATGAGAGCGTCTTGTCGATTGACCTAGAGAACCCCGACTTTAGCGCCAAGTTCATCGACAAGTACAACGAGACCCGTTCGTCCGTCGGGATTGACACGGTGCACGAAAAGGACGAAGGCATGGAAGCGATTCGGAACATGAGGCACACACAGTCCGACATCGAACGGTATCTTGGCAAGTGATGATGATGTCTTGGTAGGTTGGCAATGCAAGATGGTGCTCTCGCGATTGGGAACAAACAAACGAACGTGGCCTGATGGTTTTGTAAAATTTACCCTCCCAAACGAAGATTTTGGAAGGCCGAACCAACATTTCAGAGTACGTTTTCGAAGCACTTTTCAAGGGTGTGAGTACCGGGTTTGGGCGACCAAACGTTGAAAAGTGCTTCGAAAACGTACTCTGAAATGTTGGTTCGGCCTTCCAAAATCTTCGTTTGGGGAGCATAAAATTCTCGCACTTTTACAAACGACGCGGCCTCCGGTGAGCACATGGAACCGACGGTCTTCACACTCGTAGGCGGTTACTACGTCGGTTAGACCGTTACGAAAACAGAAATATTTTGTGAAAACGCATTACTTAAATAGCAGTATGTACGGAACAAACGTGTACAAGCGACTCGACGTCGACTATCCAACCGACGCGCCCATAACCAAACAACCCGATGCCAACCTGTCCAACTACAACACGCAGCTCTCTCGGACCGTGCTCCACGACGAGAATCGATACAGCGACACGCAGATTAGGCCTAGAACGAGTGGCAAGTATGAGTACGTTCATGCCATTCCGACGGCAGAGGATGAAGGTGCGGAACACGCGACCAACCTCGCACAGGCAGCCAAGCGTGGTCCGCAGCCCGGCGTCGATGGGCTCCCAACCCCACCGACGCCCACGCAGGCACCGTACGCACCATCGGAGCAAAGGCCATCCGCTTCGACCCCAGACCCGGTTGAATCGCCACGCAGGCCCGTCGTCCAGGCGATGGATGAGCCCCGTCCACATGCACCCCAAGCCGACGAACTGAGGGCCATCGAAGTATCCAACCACCGGAAACTCGTCCACGACACCAAGTCGAGCATCATGGCGAAGAAAGAAAACTACCGCAAGTGCAAACGGCGCAACCGGTTGCTGCTCTTCGTCTTTGTGATCGTGCTCTTTCTGCTCTTCGCGGTCGTTCGTCGAATGGGCATGCCAAAATAATATAAAGACTTGAATTATAAGAAAAATGTTGACCCCTTCCTTTTTTTTTAAATGCAAAACGCTCGAGGGGCATATCTTAAAGTATGTGGTGGAGGTTTTGCAGAACAACTTCAAAGTCATCTACTTCGACGTGGACGCAAACGGGATGAACGTGCGGAATATCGACGACAACCAGAATATCATGCTCGACGTGACGCTGGACGGTAGTCGCTTCGTGTCATTTCAGTGCAAATCGAAGATCACGATCGGCGTGCACATCGACCACATGTTCAAGATCATCAAAACCATCAAAAAACAAGACTCTGTAACGCTCATCGTCTTGGAGGACGAGCCCGGGATGCTACGCATCGACATCGAGCGGGACTCGGTGTGCTTCTGCACGTCCAAACTGCCATTGCAAACCGTGCAGTTGCGCAATATCGACCTGCCGCCGTCGACGCAGTACGTGCATGTGATCAACCTGTCCTCGCGCGACTTTTTCAAGATCATCAAGGAGGTGTCGACCATCGCCGACAAAGTCCAAGTGGCGACCACGTCCAATTGCATCGACATTCTGTCCGACAACTCGGGAATGTTCTCGAAAACGTTCTCGATCGGAGCGGGCACGGTCTGCGCCGATGCGTCCGAAAGTGCCACCGAACCCGTCGTCAGCACCTTCTACGTGCAAGAGTTTCAAAAGTTCGCCAAAATCGCCATGATGTCGTCGATGTTTACGATCAAAACAGGGACCACGGTCCCACTGTGCATCGAGGCCAACATCGGCCAGATCGGGACGTTGAAGGCGTACATCAAGCACGTCGACCTGTCGACTATCATGTAGGGTGCGTCTCGTCCTCCACCGTGGGTGGGGGGGGGTCCGGTCGCTCCATCGGATTCGTCGTTTGCATGACCTTGGGAATGGGTCATGCAAACGACGCTCTGCGCTTTTTTCAACGTTTCGTTCCCAATTCGACTCCAACCCATTCGAACTCACACGATTCACAAGATGATAGCATGATGCTTGTGTGTCTCAAAAATGACGATGATAGCATTGATAGAACGATGGTGTGTCTTGTCGAAATGTCAAGATGATAGTCTGAGGATTGTGTTTGTAGAAAGACGTCGCATTAGTCGTGTTGAAGGGGCGTGCGTGCGATTCGTGTTGAAGGGCGTGGAGTCGTGTTGGGCGTGCGTGCGATTCGTGTTGAAGGGCGTGGAGTCGTGCAACATAGCGTCATTCGAACTCACACGAGTGACGAGTCACAAGATGATAGCATGCCGATGTGTCATTCGAAGCACACAAGATCTGACGCGAGTGAAGAGTCACAAGATGATAGCATGCCGATGTGTCAGTCGAACTCACACGAGTGACGAGTCACAAGATGATAGCATGCCTATGTGTCATTCGAACGCAGACGAGTCACAAGATGATAGCATGCCGATGTGTCAGAACTCACACGAGTCACAAGATGATAAACAGGACGATGCCCATGTGGGAAACAACATTTCCGCGAAATACCCACGCCGGATTTTGTAAGTAAATGTACGAATCCAACATACTATTTAGTATAGGATACTGTCGTAAAGTCCTTACAAAATCCGGCGTGGGTATTTCGCGGAAATGTTGTTTCCCACATGGAACGCAGGTGAAAAACAAGGGGGGAACGCTGATAATCTCCGCGGATGCTACAAATGCGACCGAAAAACAGTCATGAAGATAATAATAAGAGAATAGGCAAATGACATGATGAATCAGCATGTCTTTCCTCATTGCCTGAGAGGAGACTGACAAATGGTACAGTAAGTCGATTGCCAAGTATTGTCTCATGTAACTGCTCACGACGTCGACGAAGAAGCCACTCTCATCAGGGTGGAAGATGACCTTGTCGACATTGTAGGCGATTGCAATGGCCGATAATGCACATGCAACCAAACAAAGGAATGCCTTACTTTTTTTTGTTACCTCAAAGGAGAGATAAAATCCGAGTAAGAGCATGGCAAACAGCGTGTCATACAAACACCACATGCTGTTTTACATGCAATAGATTCACCCTTAAATCTGAATCTCCGTGAAGCGAGCATTAAATTGCGCAATTTCAGGCCCCCACTTAAGGAACACAGTTGAGTATGGTGTGATTACTCACATTTGGGCCAATTTCTACACGAAATCAACAAACATAGCATGATATATGCACATGCGTGAAACATTGGCCCAAATGTGAGTACTCACATCATACTCAACTGTGTTCCTTAAGTGGGGGCCTGAAATTGCGCAATTTAATGCTCGCCACTAGGAATCTGATTCATGCCCCTAGTGTAGACGTATGCCACTCATCCCCCCATTTTAGACAATCTCCCTTTCGGTCATTTCGACAAACATCTCAACCTGACAGTTAAAGAGCGTGCGTTCCATCCGTGTTAAAGAGCGCGACTACTCACTGACGAGCCGTGTTAAAAAGCCTTAAATGGCGTGCGTTCCAGCCGTGTTTAAGGGAGTGCAAGATGGGTGGGTGGATGTTGCTATGTCTTTTGTAAAATCTTGGAGTGATGGTCCACTGATAGATTACAAACCAAACGCATGCTTTTGTGCATCCTTCCCAAATCTTCGTTTGGGAGGGTTAAAAATCTGGGAGTGATGGATTACAAACAAAACGCATACAGATACACGCATGCATTGACGGACTGTGTTGTCACTGTTGTGTTAAAGGGCGTGCAAACGAGCCATGTGGGAAACAACATTTCCGCGAAATACCCACGCCGGATTTTGTAAGGACTTTACGACAGTAGCCTATACTAGATAGTATGCTGGATTCGTACATTTACTTACAAAATCCGGCGTGGGTATTTCGCGGAAATGTTGTTTCCCACATGGCAAACGAGCCGTGTCAAAGGGCGTGCACGATGTGGGTGGGGTAACAAGTTCAGAGTAACAAGATGAAGATAGCATGCCGATGTGTTTGGGGTTGATGATACTATGCCTTTTGTAGTAAAATCTGGATGTGATGAAGGATAACAAACAAAAACGCATGCAGATGCATGCATCATCAAGGATCCGGTTGAAGGATAGCGGGTTGATGCTACATCTCTTGTAAAATATTGGAGTGATGGATTACAAACAAAAACGCATGAGATGGATGCATGCAATGACATTGACAGACTGTGTTGTGTTAAAGGGCGTGCCAACGATCCGCGTGGCATGAACGATGGGTGGGGTTGATAATGCTACAGTAGATAAGGAACGCGGTTGAATATGGTGTGCGTTTATGCTCCCCAAACGAAGATTTGGGAGGGCAGTCTTCCGAATGATTGCAGAATCAGACAAGTTCATCTCCCAAACGAAGATTTGGGAAGGAGGAACAAAAGATGAAATCCGGATTTTCGACTGACTTTTCAATGGTTCGTAGCCCAAATAGAATACTCACGCCCTTGAACAGTGCTTCCTTCGAAATCCGGATTGCATCTTTTGTTCCTCCTTCCCAAATCTTCGTTTGGGAGGGATAAATTTCAAGAAGAGTCGCGTGAACATATCCATCGTGTGCAGGATGTTGTAGTTCCGCAACGTGCTGAAGTGGTGCAACATGGTTTCGACGTCCGCTGCAAGTTGTTGGCAGCGCGTGGTTGCGATGTCTCCTAACAGAACCGTCGTGATCGTCGCAAATGCGTCGCCCGACTTGTACGCCCACACGGACCGGATCGCGTGGCTTACTATGTGAGCAACGTTCGCACGTCCGTATTGTTCAACGCGTCGACCGACCGTTAGCATTGATGATGCGCATGCATGCATGCATCCGTATGCGTGTTTTGTTTGTAATCCATCACTCCAAGATTTTACAAGAGACATAGCAACATCAAACCCACCCATCGACGGGCCATCGTGTACGCCCTTTAACACAACACAGTCTGTCAGTGTATGCGTGCATCCGTATGCGTGTTTTGTTTGTAATCCATCACTCCAAGATTTTACAAGAGACATAGCAACATCAAACCAACCCAATGACATCAGTGCACCCATCGTGCACGCCTTTTAACACGGCTCGTTGGCACGCCCTCTTTAACACGGCTCGTTGGCACGCCCTCTTTAACACGGCTCGTTGGCACGCCCTCTTTAACACGGCTCGTTGGCACGCCCTCTTTAACACG